AGCACACAATACCCATTTAAAATTGAATTAAGTGGAAGCAATCAAATTATTTTTTCAGCAGCAGGTAGCACTTCATATATTGCTAGTATAACATCATCTATCATAGATTCTGGTTCATGGCAACATGTTGCGTGTCAAAAATCTGGTAGTTGGTTAAAAATGTGGGTTGATGGTGTAGCACAAACCAGTATGAGTTCAGCATTACTATCAACGACAAATGGTGTTTTTACAAGTAGTGCACGAATTGATAATGCAAGTTCTATGTATATAGGTGGTTTTTCTACCAATACATCAAATTTAACAGGTGTTCTAGATGAAATTAGGGTATTTAATTATTCAGTACCTAATAGTTCATTAAACAACCTTTATAATGGTTCAACGTTTTTACAAACTAGAAATGTTGGTAATGTATTTCCGAAACAAGGTGTGATGGTAGTATCATCAGCTGATCCAAAATATAATCAAATTGCAACCGCATATACAGCATCATGGAGAAGCACCGTAACAATCAATGAATTAAGTGTGATTACTAGACTTGATCAAGGAGACTTTAACATGTCACTTAATCCAACTTTAACGGCCGATAATGATATTACATATCAGAATTTTGTTACAGGTAGTGATTTTTCTCCATATATTACAACTATAGGTTTATATAATGATGCTGGGCAGTTATTAATGGTTGGAAAATTAGCTCAACCAATAAAAAAACGAAGAGATGTTGATATGAATTTTTTGCTTCGTATAGATTTAGATAAAAAAATTACAAAGGCATAAAATGATAAAATTAAAAACTTTGTTGGAAATAACTAATAATGATTTACAACAATTATTAGATAAAATTCAGAAAAAAGAATTTACATTCATTGCTAGTGGTGATAATGGTAAAGTATATCAAATTAATGATGAAGATAAATGTTTTAAAATAACCGGTGATTACAATGAAATTGAAGTTGCTAGTGTAATAGTAGGTAGGCAGCAAGAATTTTCTTGTTTTATTCCGATATATTATGTTAATGAAAAACAAAACTTAATTATTATGGCAAATGCTAACACATTGCCTGAAAGATATAGGAATTCAATCAATGAATTTTTAACTGGGTATAAACAATATTCACGTGAAATGCAAGGTGAATCAAGTATATTTGATTATTTAGATGCCGACGGCGCTAGAAATGCAGATATTGATGTTGTTAATTTTTTAAGAGCATTACAACGAGATATTCAACGAACAGGGATTGATGATTTAGAATTAGATTTAGATTTTAGTGCTGACAATTGTATGATGTGGTCAGGAAAAATAGTATTAGTAGATTGGTAAATATGAAAAAACAATTAATTGAAAAAATAACACGAGAGTTGTTAGCAGAAGCACGTCGTTATGCTGCAGCAGTTTTAACGGCAGAACCAGATGTTCGATCAACTGCAAAAGCGAATGGAGCTGTATTAGCATTTAAAATAGAATTTAAAGTTAGACCTGGTTTTTCTAAATTACCTACTGATGATGATATTCTTGACGAAGTTGCTACTGCAGTAAGAAATACTTCACAAGTAGGCATTAACAGTAAATATTCAAATGGTAATTACTACTATATATTATCTCCAGACCAATCAGATAAAAAGCGGACGTTTTTATACAATGTATACATCTTCCGTAAAAATAAAGTTTGGGAAAATTATCCACCATATGCAACTGGTGATAGTCCATATCCAGCAGTTGATATTCCAGCTGGCAAAAAAATTAGTTCAGCGCCTGAAATCCGGGTTACTGAATATCCCGGTGAGTCTGAGTTTATTGGAGATTCTATATTACTTAATATTAATGGTTGGAAACGTAATTTAGAACAAAATAAAAAAACATATAAACCATTACCAGCAGTTTCGTTTATTGATAAAGTAGTTAATGTCGCAGTTGATACGCCTAAATTAGATGAGCCGACTAAAACTGCATCTGATGCATCTTCAAGTGTCGAAACTCCGATAACATTAACTGACCCTAAAGTTATTGATGCAGTGAAAAATGTAACAACTACTACTACAGTTAAGACACCAAAAGATGCAACAACTACTACTACAGTTAAGACACCAAAAGATGCAACAACTACTACTCAACCAAATTTGAGATCTAAAGATAGTGAAAAACAACAAATTAAATTAAAAAATCAGAATATAATTAAAAACGAAACCGCGGAATTAATTAATCTTGCAGGTAAACTAATACCAAATGGTAATAAAATTAAACCAGGTACCATTGTTAATATTGTTAAAAATTCGGGAGATTATGTACAAATAGAATTTCCACCAAAACCATTAACAACATTACCAGAAAATTCAATCGTACGAGTTAAACCAGCCATTGCAAATTTGAAAAAAATTAAAATGTGGCATGGAGCTAAACCTATAATAAAACAGTTAGATCAGTTAATAACTAAAGATAACCCCAATCCAAATGGGTACCGGTTAATAGATAAATTACCAGACCCGATTAAATTTATACGTATAGAAAATAAAAAAGCATTGATTATATCAGATGGTATTCAACTTTGGGTATTAGCAGATATACTGGAATCCAGTAAATCACCAGTGTGGATATTGAAAAAAGATATAAAATAATAAGTTTATGGCAAAAAAGAATCATTGGCACAGCTCAGAAAATGGAAAACGAGCTAATGCATTAAAGCACGGTTATAAATCAGGATTAGAACAAGTTGTAGCAGAACAAATAAAAAGTTGCAACTTTGATTTGAAATATGAAACTGAAACAGTAAAATATATAGTACCTGAACGACACGCAAAATATACACCTGATTTTGTTTTTATAAAAAAAGACGGATCATTAATGTATATTGAAACTAAAGGTCGATGGACTAGTGCCGATCGTTTAAAAATGAAACATGTATTAACATGTAATCCTGATATGGATATTCGAATGGTATTTCAGGCACCAACACAAAAAATATCAAAAGGTAGTCAAACTACATATGAAACATATGCAAATAAACTAGGAATTAAACATGTTGCAAAAAAATTAATTCCTGCAGAATGGCTTGTTGAGTGCTGTCAAATTGACGAAATACCATCAGAAATCAAAATAAATAAAACTTTTTTTAATTAATGGTTGGATTTTCTGAAAAAGATTCGTATATAATAAATATTATTTTTAATTATTAATATTAAATTTAATATATTAATAGTATTTAAGTATTATTATTTATGAATGTAATGAATAAATGATAATAGAATATTTGGGTTTGTTTTGAAAACTTCATATTATAATATATGAATGTAAAATTATTACAATTATTAGAATCAGTACTAGGTAAAGGTAAAAATACTTCTGGTAATAATGTTGCATTCTTTTCTCCATTTACTTCCCATTATAAACCAAAATTAGAAATTGATATCAATACTAATCATAATGGTGAAAATGCTTGGCATTGTTGGATATCTGATAAAAAAGGTAGATCTATATCTAGTTTATTCAAGCAAATGGGTTTACCTAAAGAAAAATTCGATCAATTAAGTCGAATTATTGAATCTACTAGATATCGAAATAAAGAAACTACTCAACATGTTGAAATTATTTCATTACCAGAAGAATATTATCCATTATGGAATAAAAAAAATACACCTGATTATAAAAATGCAATTCATTATTTAGCTTCACGTGGTATTACAATATTTGATATTATTCGTTACAGAATAGGATATTGCGAATCAGGCAGATATTCAGGTAAAATAATTATACCTAGTTATGATTCTGCAGGTCAATTAAATTATTTTGTTAGCCGAGCTTATTATAAAGCAGATACACAAAAACATAAAAATCCACAGATATCAAAAGATATAATTGGTTTTGAAATGTTTATTAATTGGGCAGAACCAATTATCTTATGTGAAGGATCATTCGATGCAATTGCAATTAAAAGAAATGCAATTCCATTATTTGGTAAAATCATTCAACCAGCACTTCAGAAAAAAATTATCGAAGAACGCGTACGAAACATTTATATTTGTTTGGATGCTGATGCATTAAAAAATGCAATACAAATTGCTGAACGATTTATGGGTGAAGGATTAAATGTATACTTTGTTGAATTAAGAAATGAAGATGCATCAGAATTAGGATTTAAAAAAATTACAGAAATATTAACAAACACAGATGTATTAACATTCGAACGATTAATGCAACTAAAAATGGGAATGCTATGGGCATAAAAAAAATTGATGTTGGAATTGATAAAATAGATAAAATTTATCATGTTTCAGATATACATATTCGTACATTGAAACGACATAAAGAATACCGAGATGTATTTCAAAACATGTTTGATTATATTAAACAAACTAGCACACCTAATAGTATTGCTGTGGTAACTGGCGACATTGTACACAGTAAATTGGATATGTCTCCGGAACTAGTTCAAATGCTTGTTGAATTCTTTAATGGATTTAAAATACCTACAATTGTTATTTTAGGTAATCATGATATGAACTTGAATAATATGCACCGAATCGATGCAATTAGTCCTGTGTTAGATGTTATTCAAAATTCAATGATTACATTTATCAAAGAAAATGGATTATTTGAATTAGGTGGAATAACATGGAATCATATGGCGGTTGATGTTCCACCAACTGAATATGTTATGGCAAAGGATTTTGATGCTTCGTATAAAATTGCAATGCACCATGGCGCTGTTAACACTGCTAAAACTGATATTGGATATCAAATTTCAAATGAACATGTAACTACAGATTTATTTACAGGACATGATATTACATTGTTAGGAGATATTCACAAACCAGCTCAATTTTTAAATGATGAACATACGATTGCGTATCCAGGTTCTTTGATTCAACAAAATTATGGAGAAGCATTAGACCATGGAATACTAGTTTGGGATATCGAATTAAGAAAAGCTGAATTTGTACAGATACATAATGATTTTGGATATGTTACATTAGAAGTAGATGACACTAAAATTATTAAGTCACCACACCGAATGCCAGAAAAGCCTAGAATTAGAATTAAATTTAATGGCACTTCTGCTGCAGATATGAAAAAGTTAATTGCTACAATTAGAAAGAAATACAATGTACAGGATATTACAATACAACGAAGTTCTACAACAATTGATACTACAGCAACATCATCATTTGCAATTGGTAATGTTCGTGATGTTGAATATCAAAACACTTTAATTACTGATTATATTTCTATTAATCATCCACAAGCAACTGATGAAGAACAAGATGCAATTAGACATATAAATAGAACAATTAATTCAAAACTACCAGCAGTCGAATCAGTTCGATATATGACATGGCATCCAATATCATTTGAATTTGAAAATATGTTTTCATATGGAGAAAATAATAGTATTAAATTTGATAATTTACAAGACGTGTGCGGTTTATTTGCTGCTAATACAAGTGGTAAATCATCATTGTTAGATGCAATTACATATACCATATTTGATAAATGTAGTAAAACTGGTAAAGCCCATGAAGTTTTAAATAATAAAAAAACTACGTTTAATGGTAAATTTGTTTTTGAAATGAATGGCATAACATATACTATTATTAGAACCGGTATTAAACAAAAAAATGGCCACGTTAAAGTAAATGTTGAATTTTTTACCGACACTGAAAATTTAAACGGTGAAGAAAGAAGTGATACAAATAAATCGATTCGTAAATATTTAGGAACATATGATGATTTTATTTTAACGGCATTTTCACTTCAAGCTGATAACAATAACTTTATTGAAAAATCACAACGAGAACGAAAAGATTTACTTTCACAGTTTTTAGATATTACTGTATTTGAACAACTATATCAATTAGCATCAGATGAAATTAAAGAAACTGCTGGTAAATTAAAATCATATAAGAAAACAGATTTTGATATCATTATTAATGATGCTGATACGATTATTACAGACAATCAACAAGATATTATTAATTTAGAAACTACCGAAGATGAATTGCAAGAACAACGCAATCAACATCAAAATGATATTTTAGAGTTAATTCAAACTAAACAACCAACTACATATAATGGCCCAGACATTGATGCATTAACAAAAATTGAAACGGCTTTAACTAAAAAAATAACACAGTTACAAAAAGATGTTGAAAATGCTGAATCGGATTTAGATGTATTAATGAATGAATATTTAATCATCAAAAAAGATAAAAAACAATACAACGAACAAGATCTTACTGATAAATTACAACAATTAGAAAAACTAGAAATAGAATTAACACAACAAGATTCTAGTATTAAAAAACAACAAGGAATTATCAATGCAAAACAAGAAAAAATTAATCACCTTTCCGACCATAAGTATGATCCGAACTGTGAATTCTGTACATCTAACGTTTTTGTGCAAAATGCAATCGAAGCCCAGAATACGATTGACGCAGATAGAAACATATTAACAGATTTACAAGATAAACAAACTGAATTAAAATTAGCAATTGCAGAATATGCATCTGTTAGAACTGATAATAATTTGTTAACTGCATTAAAACAAAAACACGAAACTAAAAGATTAGCAATTGAGAAAAATGAATTGCAAACACAAATCATAGAAAATGAATTGCAAACTCGAGAATCTGAATTAGAAACATGTTTAGAACGACAAGAGTCATTTCGTGCTAATGTAACTGCTATAACACATAATCAATCAATTGATGGAAAAATTGACACTTTAAAAGTAAAAATTGAATCTGCAACTACACAAATAAAAACAATTACAGAAACAATTCGAAGCAAACACGGTCGTATCGAAGTTGCAAAAACAACTAAGAAAACTGCAATAGAAGCTTTAGATAAATACAAACAATTAGAAACTGAGTATAAAGCATATGAATATTACTTAGATTCAGTTAAACGCGATGGTGTGCCGTATGAATTAATTTCTAAGGCTATTCCTAAAATCGAAGCTGAAATAAACAATGTATTGAATCAAGTTGTTGATTTTAATATGGTATTGCAAAGTGATGGTAAAAATATTAATGGTTATATTATTTATGATGATGAAAACTATTGGCCATTAGAATTAACTAGCGGTATGGAGCGATTTATTAGTTCATTAGCAATTCGAATTGCATTAATCAATGTATCAGCATTACCTCGTCCTAATTTTATTGCAATTGATGAAGGCTGGGGAAGTTTAGATGCCGAACATATTTCATCAGTTGTTAATTTATTTGATTATTTCCGCACTAAGTTTGATTTTTCAATAATTATCTCACACGTTGATTCAATGCGTGATATGGTTGACAACTTAATTGAAGTTAATAAAATTGATGGATATAGTTGTATCAATACAAAATAACCCATATTCCGAGCAGTTGATATTTATATATAAAGAATATCGACTGCGATGGAAAATAGAAAATCAGTTTATAAAGGTTTACAATTCATAGATGTATGGTTCACAGATACGTCTTTAACATCTCCTGATTATTTTCAAATCACTGACTTCCCTACACGTTTAACAGCAGGTAAAAACATACTTAAACTTAGAGGAAATCAATTAGCTTTAAAAGTTGGCGGTTATTTAAACATTGAAATTTTAGATTATAATGGAACTCCTATATATTATAAGATTGTTGATTATATTGACGAAGATAAAGCTCGTGTAATTGCAATTTATATCGATGAAGATACATCTCCTGGTGATTGTACAATTACACTTATTGCAGAAGCAACAAATGCTCCAACTGAATGGCAAGGTAAACCTAATATTAAATGGACACGTTCTGTTGCAGTTAATCCAACTGCTACAAATATATCTGAAATTATTTTTGAAAGATTACCTAGTATCAATATTTCAGAACAAGTTGGTACTCATTTAGATCGAGTTTGGTCAAATGGACAATTTCCAATATTTAATACAGGTACTGTTAGTTACCAATCTAAAAATGGTCAACCGGTAATAACTTTAACTGGAGGTAAATTTACTCCGGATATGGCAAGCGGAACCATTACAGTTTCAAATCCAACTAATCCTGCCCCTACACCTAATTATTCGGTTAGTAATAACGGTTATACATCTACAATTAAAAAAGTATTATCTCCAACTACGATAGTATTAGATCAAGAGTATACGGTTCTTACGCCTACTATTAACAACCATACATTTACTTCATTTGAATCATCTGTATTTAGTTTATCATATGAAGCTACACCGATATATGTTCCAACGCAGAATTCAGAATCATTTGCTCAATTAGAAATTATCGGATTAGAACCAGCAACTGGTGATGTATCTCGAATTAAAACGTTCATGACAAATAATGGTACGGTTGGTGATTGGGAATTAATTAGCGATGTTGAGTTAACAGAA